TGTAATTGCTCTGGCTGTAGTCGCGGCTGAGCGCTTCGTAGCTGACGCCGAACGCGGCGGCGATGTCGCGCAGCGCTGAGCGTACGAATGGATCGAAATTCTCGTTTGGATAGGTCGGGTTCCAATCAGCAATCTTGGTGCCGGCGGGTAGGATGTCGACCTGTCCCTTGCCGCTGTTCCAGACATGGGTGCCGTCGTTTTCGAATTCGGGGTCCATCGCCTTCATGGCCTCGGCAAGCCCGCCGCCCTCGCTTTCTTCCAGCACCATCACCTTATCGGCGCCGGTGCGGGCGGCCACGACTGCGGAGTCCTGGAATTCGCCGAGCTGGTTCAGCCGCGTCATCGCCGCGTGCATCCATGGCACGCCGCGCACTTGCGGCCAGCGGTCGAGGATGCGCAGGTGAATGATCTCGTCGGCCGGCACGCGGATCAGGCGATCCTGCACCATCGGCCGGCGCGGATCGCCGGGGTGGAATTCGTGCATCCAGTAGGCGACCGGGCGGTGGTAGGCATCCACCTCGACCCCCTGGCGCACCAGGTTGCCGTTGTGCGACGGCGCTTCCCATTCCTCGGCCAGACGCTCGGCCTCGATCACTTCCAGCGACAGCGGCACCGCGCCGGCGCTGCTGCGGTGGATGCGCACCATCACATCGCCGGCCTCGAACACTTCGCCGACCAGCAGGCGTTCCATGTCGGAAAAATGCAGGCTGCCGCCGATGTGGCAATTCTCCGCGCGGCACCATTCGCGCCAGGCGCGCTCGATCGGGTCGTTGAATTCCTCGACCAACCGGCCGCGGTTGTTGGTGATCGCCGCCTGCAGGCCGATGCCCTGGCCGACCACGTTGTTGACCACCACCGCCCGCGCGCGCTTGGCGTGGGCGTTGTCGCGCACCAGCTGGCGCGAGCGGTTGCGCATCATCACCAGGCTTTGCACCGACTCGGCATCGGCGCTGGTCGTGGCCGAGCGCCAGCCGCTGGTGAGGCGGTCGGAGCGGGCTGCGGCAAACATGCGCTGGCTGACGGTCGGCGCAGCGCGCTTGCGGGATTTGCCGAACAGGCGTGAAAGGAAGCCAGCCATCAGCCGAACCGCACCAGCAGGCGCCGGTCATCGGTGCCGTTTTGCGCAGCCTGCTCGCGCTTCACTTCGTTTTTGAGCTGGCTGCGCAGCGTCATCAGCGCGGCTGGGTTGTACTGCATCGAGCGGTCGGCCAGCGCCGCCTGCACCAGGTCGAGCTGCTGCGACGTGGCCTTGGCGGTGAGCGCCGCTTCCACCGCGTCGAGCATGGTGCGCGCAAAACTGCGCGCATCATAGGCGGCCGCGGTGGCGAGGTTGCGCTCGACGGCGAGCAGGCCGGCGTCGATCTGGTAGCGCTCGGTCGCGGACTCGACCACCGCGACCCAGTCGTAGTCGCCGACCGTATAGCCCGCCGTCGTGGCCTTGGCCACGCTGACCGCGAACGCATCGCCGTCAGCCGCGGCGGTAACGTCGAAAAATGAGGAAGCGTTGCGGAAGTAATACGTCAGCGCCCACGCGGATGCTGGATAGTCGGACAGGTCCTCGCGGCGCCATTGCCAGGTGTCGCCGGCACGGAGCGCGGTAGGTTCGGCGGTTGGTACGGTGTATCCCATGCAGCCAGATTGAGTGCATGGCGTAAAGTTATACGGCCGGTTTTTTGCCTTTCTTGACGTGGTAGGCGATCAGCTGGCGCGACACACCGAGGCGCTGCGACACCACGCCGGTCGGCAGGCGCGATGCAGCCGCGCGGATCGCCTCGGCGCGCGACGGGTCTTTGCGGCTATCCGGCGGCGTCACGTAGATTCTGTCGCCGCCGAGGCGCTGCCGGATCACCAGCTCGAGCTCGCGCGCGCACTGCTCGCCGAAGCTTGCCTGGGGGTGTTTGGCGATCAGCCATTCCATGATGATTTCCAACTCGTCGCGGAGACTTGCCATGTTCGGTCCTGGTAAGTTATCGGCGGGTGATTCCGGCGCGTGAGCGCATGATCGGCTTGTGTTTTTGCGGGGCGGTTTCGGTTATCGGCGTGGGTGCCGGCGCGCACTGCTCGGCCAGCGGCCCCGGCTCGCCCGCCTCCAGCACCGCCCGCGCTCGCGCGAACCATCCGGGGTCGGGCTTGCCGTTGCGGAACCGGCCGATGTTGACCTCTTTGTGCTGTCCCACGGCCCAGGCGCCGACGATTCCATCGAGCGGTTCGTTGCGCTTGAATCGCGCGCCTTTTTTCTGTTCATAGCGCTTGGTCTCTGGGTTGTAGACCTCTGACAGCAGGCCGTCGAAGTAGTCGGTAGGCAGGCCGGCGGGGAAGCGGTAGCGGCGCTGGTCGACCGGCAACGCGCCGTCGGCGACCAGGTGGCCGTAGAGGTAATCTTTGCAATGCTCGGTGCCGATGTTCCACACGCAGTAGCCGGACTTGATGACTTTGCCGCGCTTGTCCTTGTCGGGGTAGCTGCCGCTGGTGGCAATCGCCCGGCCCAGGCGCGATGTGCTGCCCTGACACGACAGCACTTTGACCTTGAGATCGGCGCGCTGCACAAACGTGCGTACCTGCTGCCCACGGTGCCCCCGGCTGTCGACGCCGGCGGCGCGGATGGCGAGCGGACGCCCCCAGGCGTTGGCGCGCGGCGCGTTGAGCCAGGCGGCGGCCTCGTTCCACACCTCGGGCCGCGCGGTGTCGCCCTGTACCTGGTGCCAGTCGATCAGCCGGTAGCCGCCCTCATGCCAGCCGAGCAGGTGGCAATCGAGCCAGGTGTCCTGCGTGTCGATGAAGGCGGTGAGCGCGACGACGCCGGGCGGGATCTGCCCCAGGTCGAATTCGATTTCCATGCGCTTTTCGAGTTCGTTCGTCTTCAGCGCGCTGGTCTGGTCTTCCCACGTTTCGCCCAGGTCGGTGTTGACGAAGGTCTTGAGTGTGGCGGGGTCGCCCTTGGCTTCGAGGAACTTGGTGGCCAGGTCGAGCCACGACGGGCCGAGGCCGATGGGCGCGTACAGCGCCGAGACGTGGTAGCCGCGGCGCTTGATGCCGGGGAATTCCGGCACCCACTGCCCGCCCGCCAGCAGCGCGGGCTTGTGGTGTTCTTCGATGGCGTGGCCACAGTCGCCGCACTCATACCACGCCGACTGCGGCGGCTTGGTGGCCTGGTCCCACTTGAGGTTTTCCCACTTCAGGTGCTGCGCCGCACCGCAGGCCGGGCAGTGCACGTGATAGCGCCGCTGGTCGCTGAGCTTGTATTCGCGCTCGATCAGGCTGGCCTCCCTGATCGTGGGCGTCGACACCAGCATCAGCTTGTAGCGCGGGAACGATTTACAGCGCCCGCGCGCAAGCGCCACCGGGTCGCCTTCATCGCCGATCTCGCCGGGGAAACGGTCCAGGTCGTCCATCATCACCCGCGCCGCCGTGACCTGCGCGTAGCTGTTGGGCGAATTGCCGCCCGCCAGGAACAGGATGCCGCCGGGAAAATCCACAGCGTCCTTGCTGTTGGCCGCGTCGCGCGACTTGATGCCGCCCAGAATATCGCGCACCACGCCGGCGTCCTGCAGCAGCGGGTTCAGCTTCTGCTGCTTCCACTTGTCGCGCGCCTCGATCGTGGGCATGAACACCATCAGCGGCGACGGCGCGTGGTGCATGGTGTAACCGATCGCGTTGACCATCGCCTCGGTCACCCCCACCTGCGACGATTTCATCACCACCACCTCGCGCACCGGGCTGGAGGCGGACAGGCAGTCCATGATCTCGCGCAGGATGGGGTTGCGACTGGTGCGCCAGCGCCCCTGCTCGCCGGATTGCTTGCTTGAGAGCACCCGGTGGCGGTCGGCCCCCGCCGCCCCCATGAGGCGGTCGCGCGGCTTGACGGCGCGCGCCAGGCGTTCGAGGCAGTGGGTGACGGAGAGCGGGAGGGCGGCGGTCATTGGGCCGCGCGCCTTTCCTGCGCCTTGCGCAGCAACTTGTCGTGCACCGTCTGCAGCACGTCCTGCGCGGCCTCTGCGAGCGCGGCGTGCGTCTCCTCCAGCGACTGCAGCGGGTGCACCACGGGCGCCAGCCGGTCGGCGAGGTTTTCCATCAGGCTGCGCAGGGTGGCGCCGAAGTCGTCGAGGGCGAATTCCACATCCTCGCGGGCGATGAGGTTGCCGGCCATGGTCTCGCGCTCCATCCGCGCCATGTCGGCTTCGTGCTCGCGCTTGTTGGCCTCGGCGCGCTTGAGGCGCAGGTTGAGCGCTTCGATGCCTTCGACCGGCGCGGCGGCGTCGAGCGGGGCGTAGGCGCGCAGGGCGGCTTCGACCGCCGCCGCGGCGGGGGTTTTGGCCTGGCGGGCGTCTTCCAGCTGCTGCGCATGGGCGCGGTGGTGGGCGTATGGGCTTGCCAGGGCGTTTATTTTGGCAATGGAGGCATCCACGTCCACCAGCCCGCCCAGAAGCACGACACGGCCATCCTGGACGGCCCTGGTGACGCTGGAACGGTGCCACCCCATGCGGCGAGCGAAGTCAGCGCGGGTTTCGGTAGTCACTTCGCCCCCCCGACTTCGCGATCACCATGTGCGCGGCCGACACCATATGCCGCCCCGGCATGGATTCACTCCCGATGGTGTGCCCGCCCTCTGTTGCGTAAAACGCAGCGCCGCCCGCAACGCCGTTGCGGATGGCGAGGTTGATGGCGTCCACGCCGAAAGCTTCGCGCAGTTCGTCGACCCATGCGGCGACGGTGGGCATGGGTTTGGCGCAGGGGTTTGGCGGCGACTGACATCAGAATAATCCGCCCTGTGGACCGTACTCGGGCTGCGGTGCCTTGATGAAGATGAAGCCCTGCTTTTCGATGATGGCGCGGAAGCGGTCATCGGGGGATACGACGGCGACTTTTGCCGGGTTTTCGTATCGACTGCCACGGTGAACATAATTTTCGTACTGACGAAGCTGTCTAATCAATTCGCCCGCTGACCGGATTACAGGCTTCACCTCGCAGGCGACGACCTCATGGCGGTCCATATGGTTGACGGACAACGTCTCCCTTCTGGCCGTCTCCTCCAGGTAGGAGGTTTCGTATGGCATCCACCCTTCCCTTGCTAAATCGGATCGCCTGGCATCAACCACGGCGCCAATGTCCTCATATTTCCATTCCCATTCCTTGAATTCCTCGCCACAAGTGCATTGCAGACTGCGCCATGTGGCGCTGACCACCATATCGATGTATCGCGTGCCTCCAGAAAAGCGCGTCGGCACTTCCCACGACGTATCAACTCTGACGGCCGGCTGACGCACGGAAATCAATGCTTCAGCGTCGCCGAACATTCTTACCGGCATAGACGTTTCGGCGATTTTCGCTTCCACACTTCCCCGCGCAGCATCGAACTCGGCATTAATTCCAAACAGTCCGTCCACTATGGAGCGGGCGTTTTCCTCCAGCCACATCATGATCGCGTCGTGGGCCGGGGTATGCAGGTCCGGGTCTTGAAACGGTGCTTTAGCCATTACTTGCTCTCCTTTTTAATGCACCCACGGCACCCACGGGTAGCACCCACGGCAAAACCGCTGTAACTCTTTGTTTCCACTCACACCACGTCACCCACGGGATAAACGTATACGCGAGAGAATTATTTGCGCGAGGTTCGGGCGCACGTTTCGCGTGTGCGCATATGCGCAAAGTGCCGTGGGTGCCGTGGGTGTTTCATGGGACACCGACCACTTTCTCGAACGCGAAAAAACATTCGGTGAGCCATTCGGCCTTTGATTTGAAGTGTTCGCGCGCCAGTTTCGCCTGCGCACCGCCTGGCGGCGCCCGCTTGACCGCCTCCAGCACGGCGGTGTCGCTCGGCACCACCATCTTGCGGTTCTTCGGATTCTTGTCGACCAGGTTGTCCCAGGTCGTCT